TTTGAACCAGATGGTACTCCTTATTCTGATGGTACAGGTAGAAGAGATGTTCATGGGGTATGGGATGTTTTCAAATCTTACACAACTGAACCTGGATCTAGAGGTACAACTTTAACAAAAGCAAACGTTAAAGATATTAATGATGCTTTACGACAAGCAGGTATTGAAGATATCAAAGCAACACCATCTAATAGCTATTCATTTAGGTTAAAAGTAAATAATTTAGCTGAAGGCAAGCAACTAAACGAATTCGTAGGTAAAGAATTAGAAGATAGAAATGAACCTTTATATGATGAATTAGTAGCAGGATCTGGTAAATCAGATACTGTAGAAGGTGAAATGCTAAGAGCTATTAATAGAATAGTTTACCGTTACTATAATGATGGAGATGAATACCATACTGGGTATGGAACTGAAACAGCAGGTCCAGCACATTCTTATTTAGTTAATGCTAATCATCCTCTTAGATCATTAGTTAGTACTCTATTTAGTAAAGGAACTAATTATGAGCAAACAATCAAAGATGTTTTAGATGCTATTTTAGATCATATCGAATCAAGACAAGGTAAATATGCTCCTAATAGTGAAGATATGTATGACTATGAGCCTGAATTTGAAAATGATGAATTTGAAGAAGAAGATTATGGTTATGATTATGATGATGATGATTATGATTATTAAAAACTAAAACAAACAGCTTGATTCATAGCCAAGCGATTATATAAAATCAATTTTGAGATCTGTGGCCTCCTATTTGGAGGTCACATTTTTTTTTCGTATATTAATAACAAATAAATTTAAGTCTAGATGAATAAAAATGTAGTAATGGTTGGAGCCGGAGTAGCTAATGTAAATGCTGCTACTAAGCTAATTGATAATGGTTTTAAAGGTAAAATTACCATAATTGATATGGGTAAAGATCCATATTTAAGACCATATGAAGAGGTAATGACAGGTTTCTTAGGAGCAGGAGGTTGGTCTGATGGTAAATTAACTTATCATACTTCAATTGGGGGTCATTTAAGTAAATATGTAGGTGAAGAGAAATCAATGGAATTATTTGATCAGGTGATTGATAATTTTAAACGTTTCCATCCTAAACCAGAAGAAGTACAATGTTCAAATCCTATAGCAGAACCAGAATTTATTAAACCATATTTTGGATTAAGATTATTTCCAGTGTGGCACGTTGGTACAGATTATTTACACGAGATAGGTAAAAATTGGTATGACTTTTTAGTTGATGGTGGTGTTGAATTTCATTGGGAAACTAAAGTAACTGATATTGATTTTGATCAACAAATGGTATTTTTAGGTGATTGGAGAAATAAAGTGGAACATGATTCTTATCTTACTTATGATGAACTTATTTTTGGTGTAGGTAAATCAGGTATTGATTTTGGTAAACAATTAGCTGAAAAATATGATTTACCAACTGAATCTAAACCAGTACAAATAGGTGTTAGATTTGAAGCACCACAAAAACACTTTCAAAAATTAATTGATGTAAGTTATGATTTTAAATTGTATCGTAAATTCGAAGACAAAGGAGTATCATTACGTTCATTCTGTACTAACAACAACGCAGCTTATGTTGCCGTTGAGCAAACGTATGGAGATGTTAGCTACAATGGGCATGCTAAAAAAGGAGAAGAGCATAGAAATAATATGACTAATTTTGGTATCTTAATGGAGATTCAAGGCATTGATGAACCTTTTACTTGGTCAAGAGAATTAGTTAAAGCTGTGAATGAAACATGGTTTGATAATAGTAAGGGTCAAGGTAGACATAGACGAAAAACCCATACAGGTTTGTATTATTCACCTACTCGTGAAGCTGGGATGACTAGTGAAGGTATTAAAGTTGATGCTATGCCTATTGAATCATTAGACCGAGTTAAAGATGCATTCCAAGGTTATTATAGTTATATAGAAGATTTTATTAATGATATGAAAAAAGTATTTCCAACACTTAAAGATGATTGGGGTATTTATGTGCCTGAAGTAAAATATTTATCACCTGAACCGTTAGTAAATTATAATGATTTAAGTTTAACAACATACCCTAACGTACACTTTGTAGGTGATGCCTTAAGTGCTAGAGGCATTACAGTATCAGGAGCACAAGGAACATTAGTAGCAGAACAACTATTAAAAAATCAAAAAGAAATAAACGATTTTTTAGAATGGGCAGATAAACCTGGACCTTGGTCTAAAGAAGATGATAAAATACATACTATAGGTGGGTTAACAATGCCTAAAAAAAATACTAATAAATTAAATAAATAAAGTTATGAGCGATAAATTATATGAAGAAAAAGTAATTAAATTTAAAGGTGCAAGGCATTATTTAATTAAAATGGAAGGTGAAGAACATTATAAACATCATAGATGGGATCATCCAGCGATCGTTCCTATTAATAAACAATCTGAATTTAAAAAAGGATATTTTTTATCAGGAATAGAATATACTGAAGAAGATTTTAGAGAGATAATGAAAGAAAGAGAAGGATTACCTTGGTATAAACAATCTGCACCTAAAGGTCAAACTTATAGAAATTAATATGAGAGATCATACGTTAGAGGCAATGCCTTATAAAGGAGAACGCCATGAAAAAGCATGGGGTCATGAGTTGTGGATTATTAATAATGAATTCTATTGTGGTAAATTATTAGTATTTAAAAAAGATAAATCATTTTCAATGCATTACCATTTATTAAAAGATGAAGCATGGTATATTTCTAAAGGAAAATTTTTGTACAAATACATTGATACTGAAGATGCTGAACAGAAATCAATTGAAGTAACAGAAGGTGATTGTATACATTTAATGCCAGGACAACCTCACCAAATGTTGGCTCTTGAAGAAGGAAGTTGTATATTCGAGGTATCAACACAACACTTTGATAGTGATAGTTATAGAATAGGAATGGGATCATCACAATTGGACCCAAAAGATTTACCATTTTAATTATGATAAGAAAAAAATATAAAAAAGAAGAACAAGAAATATCATCTTCATTAATAGAGATGGGTAGAAAAACTGCTGTATTAGAAATAAAATTAGTAGGCTTATCTAAGATTAAAGATAATTTATTATATGAATGTAGATATATAGATAATGGTACTATTAAAAATGTAGCCATTATAGCACAAGATGTAACACAGGCTTTAGCTAAGTTAGATCCATATGTAGATTCTGCAATACCAGAAAATGTTTTAAAAATAATGCTCGGTAACGAGAGATATACTATATAATATGAAAATAGGTTTATGTGGCACTATGAGTGTAGGTAAAACAACACTTGTTAATGCTTTAAAAGATGTTCTAGAATTTAAAGAATATATTACTAGAACAGAACGTTCTAAAGAATTAATGGCAATGGGTATTCCATTAAATACAGATAGTACTGTTAAAGGTCAATCTGTATTTTTAGCTGAAAGAGCTAGTGAACTAATGGAAGAAAACATTATTACAGATAGAACAATTATTGATGTAATGGCTTTTGCTAAATGTTCAGAATCTATGTATTATTTTGAGGCAGATGATTTTTGTAATTTTGCCTCCCATATGTTAAGTGAATACGATTATATATTTTATGTGTCCCCTGAAGGTGTAGAAATTGAAGATAATGGGGTTAGAGAAACTAATGCAGAGTATAGAAAAACAATTGATGAAACAATACAATTATTAACTATTAAATATAGACATAAAATTAAGAATTTAATAGAAATTAAAGGATCCACTAAAGAGCGTATAAAATTAATTAAACAAGCAATTTCTTTATGATATTTATAATAAAATACTCAAACAATGAAAAGATCAGAATTTAAAAAAGCTATAAAGGAAGAAATACTTGACATTTTAGAATCAGCATCTCAAGACGATGTTAAAGCCCAACAAGATTATAATGCTGAATTAGAAAAAACAGCTCAATTAACTAAAGATTTAGGGTTAGGAGAAGGAAATGACTCAGATAAATTCCAAGATGATGGATATGTAAATAAACAAGATGTAGATGATACTACAGATTTATATGTTCATAATGGGGGTGAAGATATGGCTTTTGAGTCAGTTAATGAAGAAGATAATGAAGAAAAAGAACCTACAGCATCACAATTAAAAAAAGAACCACTATCTAAAATTGGTTATAAATTAGCTGATACACAAAAAGAAATGAAACAAGTAGTAAAAAAGTGGAAAAACTCTAAAGGTGGGGAAAAACAAAAACTAACAGATCGTTTAAGAGAATTAACAAAAATTAAAAAAGAGCTTGAAGGCCTTCTTTAATAATATCCAAACACTACTCATTGTAGTACTAGTAGCTATCATTCTTTTTACTAGGTCTTGTAGTGGGGGAAAAACTGCTATTGAGCCTAAAATTGTTACAAAAGTAGAAACTAAATGGGATACTGTAAATGTTGTAAAAGAAGTTTATATTCCTAAATGGAAAACAAAAATAATAACACAGGTTGATTCTATTTTAATAAATACCCCTATTGATACCTTAGAAGTATTAAAAGATTATTATGCTAAAAATGTTTTTGTAGATGAAATTGATTTAGATTCATTGGGGATAATAACAATAACAGATACTATTTACAAAAACACAGTATGGAAACGTGCAGTTGAATCAAATATATTAATCCCAACAACAACCGTAACAGAAGAAATTTATATTAATAATAGGGAATTTTATTATGGTTTGGGTTTACAAGGAAGAAGTGATCAAATTAACTATTTAGGAGGAGAATTGTTATATAAAAATAAAAATAAACAAATATATGGTTTAGGTATAGGAGTTAACCAAGACTTTAAACCTGTAATATCTGGTAGATTATATTGGAAAATAGGAAATAAATAATGTCAGATTTAAAACAAATAATAAGACAAGAGTATATAAAATGTGCAAAAGATCCTGCCCATTTTATGAAAAAATATTGTAATATTCAACACCCTCAAAGAGGAAGAATATTATTTAATTTATACCCATTTCAAGAAAAAGTATTGCATTTAATGCAAGAAAATCCTTATTCTATTATATTAAAGTCAAGACAATTAGGAATATCAACATTATCAGCTGGATACTCTTTATGGTTAATGTTATTTCATAAAGATAAAAACGTATTATGTATTGCGACTAAACAGGAAACAGCACGTAATATGGTTACTAAGGTAAAATTTATGTATGATAATTTACCTTCATGGTTAAAAATTAATGCAGAAGAAAATAATAAATTATCACTTCGACTTAGTAATGGATCAATAATTAAAGCAACATCTGCAAGTAGTGATGCTGGTAGATCAGAAGCAGTATCATTACTATTAATTGATGAGGCAGCCTTTATTGACCAAATTGGAGAAATATGGGCATCAGCTCAACAAACACTAGCAACAGGGGGTGGTGCTATAGTATTAAGTACTCCGTATGGTACTGGAAATTGGTTTCACAAAACATGGGTATCAGCTGAAAACAATGAAAATGATTTTTTACCTATTAAATTACCATGGCATGTACACCCTGAACGAGATGAAGCTTGGAGAAAAAGACAAGATGAATTATTAGGTGATCCTAGAATGGCCTCACAAGAATGTGATTGTGATTTTAGCACATCAGGTGATATAGTATTTCACTCTGAATGGATTGATTTTGTAAGTAGTACAACAATAAAGGATCCAATGGAAAGGAGAGGAGTAGATCAAAATCTATGGATTTGGGAAGCAGCAGATTATTCTAGAGAATATATGGTAGTAGCTGATGTAGCTAGAGGGGATGGGAAAGATTATTCGGCATGTCACGTTATGGATATTGCAACAAATACTCAAGTAGCAGAATATAGGGGTCAAATGCCACCTAAAGAATTTGGGTATTTCCTTACAGGATTAGCTACAGAATATAATAATGCTATGTTAGTAGTAGAAAATGCTAATATAGGATGGGCAACATTAGATGCTATTATTGAAAGGGGGTATAAAAATTTATACCAATCCCCAAAATCAGATCAATTAACAGCAGAATCTTATTTAAGAGTATTTGAAGGTAATTCAGAAATGGTTCCGGGTTTTACTATGTCAATGAGGACTAGACCTCTTTGTATAAATAAGTTTAGAGAATTTGTAGGTGATAGGTCGGTAACAATACATTCAAAACGTTTACTTGAAGAAATGAAAGTATTTATTTGGAAAAATGGAAGACCAGAAGCTCAAAGTGGCTACAACGATGACTTGGTTATGTCATTTGGGATTGGTATGTTCCTACGAGACACTTCATTGAAGTTTCAACAACAAAGTTTAGATATGACTAGAGCTTCTTTAAATAGTGTAAAAAGTAATAATGTTCAATATTCTGGGGGTTATTCGTCAAACAGTGCTAAAAATCCATATAGTACTAAAATAGACGGTAAAGATTATAATATAGAATGGTTACTATAATATTTATAAAAAAATAAAATAATGGCAAATACAAGCTTATTTTCAAGACTTCAAAGGTTATTTTCAACAGATGTAATTATTCGTAATGATGGGGGAAATCAACTTAAAGTTTTTGATGTTAATAAAGCCCAACAAACCGGGAACTTAGAAACAAATTCGTTAGTAGATAGATTTAATAGGATATACTCTAATGCCGGTACTTCTATATATGGTCAACAGTTATCATTTAACTACCAGGCAATGCGTCCTTTATTATACTCAGATTATGATTCAATGGACCAAGATGCTATTATAGCATCAGCTTTAGATATTATAGCTGATGAAGCTACTTTAAAAAATGATATGGGTGAGGTATTACAGATAAAATCTGCCGACGAAGATATTCAAAAAATTCTATACAATCTATTTTATGATGTGTTAAATGTGGAATTTAATCTTTGGCCTTGGATAAGAAATATGTGTAAGTATGGAGATTTTTTCTTAAAGTTAGAAATAGCAGAAAAGTTTGGGGTATATAATGTTATCCCTTATACTGCATTTCATATTGAAAGAATTGAAGGTGGTGTAGGATATGGTGAAGATGGGAAAAAACAAAACCCAGCAGAGGTAAAATATAGATTTGAACCAGATGGAGTATCAACTTCAAGTTATGGTTATTATAATGTTCCAAACTCAGGTGATCAAGCTGGGGGTATAATATTTGATAATTATGAAATGGCTCATTTCAGATTATTATCAGATATGAATTTTTTACCTTATGGTAGATCATATATAGAACCAGCAAGAAAAATATTTAAACAGTATGTACTAATGGAAGATGCTATGTTAATTCATAGAATTGTTCGTGCACCTGAAAAACGTATTTTTTACATGAATGTAGGTTCAATACCTCCTAATGAGGTAGATGCTTTTATGGAAAAAACTTTAAGTAAGCTAAAGCGTACTCCATTTGTTGACGAAAAAACAGGTGAATATAATCTCAAATACAATATGCAAAACATATTAGAAGATTATTATATACCAGTTAGAGGAAATGACCAAGCAACTAAAATTGAAAATTTAAATGGTTTACAATGGAATGGAATTGAAGATGTTGAATATTTAAGAGATAAACTATTTGCAGCTTTAAAAGTCCCAAAAGCATTTATGGGTTATGATGAAAATACAGATGGTAAAGCTACATTAGCAGCACAAGATATTAGATTTGCTCGTACAATAGAACGTATTCAAAGAATTATAGTATCAGAATTATATAAAATAGCATTAGTCCACTTGTATACTCAAGGTTATAGAGATGAACAATTAGGAAATTTTGAATTGTCATTAACTAATCCTTCTATAATTTATGATCAAGAAAGAATAGCATTAATGAAAGATAAAGTTGATTTAGCTCAACAAATGGTAGATACTAAACTAATGCCTACAGATTGGATTTATGAACATATATTCCATTTAAGTGAAGATACTTTTGAAGAAAACAGAGATTTAATTAGGGAAGATGCTAAACGTAAATTTAGAATTGATCAAATAGAAGCAGAAGGTAATGACCCTATTGAAACAGGTAGATCGTATGGTACACCTCATGATTTAGCTTCATTATACGGTAGTGGTAGAATGTTCTCAGACCCGGGCAATGTGCCTGATGGTTATAAAGATGGAACAAAAGATAAATCACCTTTAGGAAGACCAACTGAAAAAGTAACTAAAAGAAATACTCAAGATGATAATTTTGGTAAAGATAGATTAGGAGTTAAAGGTATGAAAAAAGATGTTAATGATACTAATAAATCTCCATTAGCTTTAGAAGGAAATTTAAATTTTCTACAACATCAAAATATATTAAAATCAATACCTAACGAAAAAAAGTTAGTATTTGAGCAAAATGAAACGAAAAGTTCGCTTCTTGATGAATCAAATATAAAGGAACAATAGTTCCCATATATTTATACTAAAATAAATATTGATGTATATAAAACACTCAAAATTTAAAAATACTGG